CCTTGCTGGTGGGATACCTACGTTTTATTTCTTCTGCCAATTCATTTGTGTTGGAAGAGTACATCTGTATTTCATCTATAATGTATAGATCTTCTCCTTCTCTCACCATTATGGCGGCATTGATGGGTGCCACGTTGAAGTCCATTCCCACATAAATGGTTCTCAAATCAGCATTGGGTAATTCTTTGATGTTTTGATCTCTGTTGAATGCCCAAGCAACCTGATCACCAAATGATTCAAATGTGGCATTGAACTCTTGATTGAATTGTTTTTCAGACATATCCTGTCTGGCTTGTTCCACTTCTTCTTCACTCACAAACCCACCTTGCAGTGTGGTGAACTGCCAACTTTTCCAATTGACAGGATCTTCTTTTTCTTTGTTGAACAGATCAAATGTCCAATTGTTTTTGCCCAACGGTGTGGATATAAACAGCACACTTCCTTGTGAATCTGCCAATGCGGGTCTGATCACTTCAAAATATGCGTCTGACTGAACCTGACTGGCTTCATCTATTACACAGTATGAGAGTTTTATACCTCTCAAACTCTGAAAGTTGTCAGCACCCTTTAAGGCAATCTGTGTGTTGTTCTTCAGTGTGACTGACAGTTCTGATTCGTTGATCTTTCTTACCCAGTTGAGATCCAACAATCTCTGTTTTAATTCTTTAAAAGCGATCATCTTTGCCGCCCTGTATGATGAAGTCACATACCATATCAATTTGTTGGGCTGTCTGGCTTGATAGCACATCTCTCTGATGGCAAGAAATGTTTTGCCCATACGTCTGCCACCAATCACCACTTTGAATCTGTGATCATCGTGAGCCACCTGTTGTTGTATTGAACTTAATTGCATCGCAATGTTAATTTAACCTGAAGTTCTTTGTGTTCTTTAATCATTTGGTTGAACTTGTGTTGCAGTTGAGCGAATGCTTCTGTGTGTTGTATCATCAATTCAGAAACATTTTCATTCTGTCTAATCAGATTGGTAATGATTCTGTTCTGCTTCAACAGGTCCATCTGACACTGGTTCAGCATAGCAAGTGGGTCAAAGTCTGGTGATATCATTTATTGCTCCTATGTAGATATTTATAGGAACAATCAAATTATAATACTATTTTAGATTGTTTTTGAGATATGCGGCGTATGCCAACAGACAGACGATGACGCAATAGAAAATGAATCCAGTCATAACATTAATTATGCCTCAATGATTTGTGAATCTTTATTGATTGTAATTTGAGATTAGTGGTGCTCCAACCACGATGAAATGAGCAATCTAAACGATATGTTGAAGCACCTTTTAAAGGAATCACCATCAAACGGGAAAGCAAAATGGTGACGTGTTATTTAATCTAACATTAGAGCGATCATCGTTATATTGATGTTAAACACAATATCAATATTGATAAAAAATAACGATGATCTGCTACTCTAATTCTGTTGTCTTATTCTGTCTTTGTCTGATCTGATCAAGAATGTCTTCTGGTTTGTCTTCTGTTTTTTCAGACTGCTTAACAGGCAATGATTTCCAATAAATTGTTGTTGGTTCACCTATCTTTTTGTTAAATGCTTGCCATTTGCGGTTAAGTGTTTTATTCTTTAACACCACCTTGCCCAATTCACCCAACAGATTCTTGCTTTCTGTAATCAATTGTTTTTCAATGTGTTGAAATGCTGATTTTGTCTTTTTGTATCCGTGTGTTTCTAAACAATTCCACATTGTGGTTTCAGGTGATTCGTAATCTACATTGTCTGAATCGTTCACGTCAGTGTCATCAAGACTTGCCAAAAACTTTCTTAATTTGTGCTCATCCTCTTTGTGTTTGGGTGGTGTTAATTGTGCTGGTCCAGAATCTATTATACTCATTCTTTTTCTCCTTTGGGTTTGTTGATGTTGAATAATTTGTTAAATTGAGTTGATGGTGATTGTGTGGGTGGTCTGTGGTTTTTGTTTGGTCCTCTGCCACTGTTGTTGCCTGACTCACAATTATTCCAAACTTCTCTAAACATTGTGAGACCTTTGAAACCCCATTTGCTGAGGTAGACACCTTGATATTTTTGATTGTTGGTTTTTGATCTATAGAAATAATCTAATGGATTTTGATTAAATGTAAGATTGGAATATTTTTGAAATATTAAAAAATCAATTTCATTCATTATGTGAACGTGACCCTTTTCAAACAGATGTGGTGCTTGACGATACAATCGCTTGACCACTCCTACGGCTTTGACCCAGTGTGTTCTGTCATAATCGTGAATACATTTATAGAGATTGTTACTGTTGTGTGGTAATTTTTTGTCTGGTTGTGCGTTTGCTAATTTGTTAAGAGTTTCTGCCACGTGTTGCCAGTAGTCTAAACCCTCATCTATTATAGTGTGTGTTGCCATTAATGTTTCTCCTGTTTTAATGTTATCTCTTAACTACAATTATATATGGTTATGGTGTCAAAGTCAAGGTAGATTTAATACCAATGTTGCCAGAAACTTCTGTGGCTTTAGGTTGTGCTTCCACCCAAGGCAGTATGTTGTCATCTGCTTGACTAACTGGCTGATCTGACATCATCAAAATATTTTTGGATAGGAATATCTGCACTGCCGCATTCATATTTTGGTTAGCATTGTGTAGCATTGAGCGTCTCAGTGTGATCTTCAATACACTTCTGCCTTTTGTGATGTTTTCGCTGAAATTGTATCTTAGGGTCTGTTCTTTAACACCAAAAAAGTCTGCCATTTCTGTGGTGGTCACACCCAGTCCTGCTAACTTTTCCACTTCTTCTGGGTCTATGTGTGTGTTGTTTCTGCCCACAGCAATGCCCATTTTCTCAAATGGTTCTAACTGTTTGGGTTTGGGTCCTGTCTTTGATGTGTCCATAATAGTTTATTCACGGAGTTTATGTCCTCCTCACCTTTCTTGTGAAAGTTATGCAGTTATTTATATGATTGATTTCAATTGTTGCCAAATCGTGCGTTTTTTTGTGTTTTTTGGTTTGGTGTGCTTGGTTTGTTTGGTGTGTGGTCTGATTTTCAATCTGCTTTGTTGTCCTCTTTGGGGTGGTTGCTCAGCCGCGTCTTGAAAACTCCATCCTGTATTAACTCTTTTCCAAAATCTCACCTTGGTGGCTTGTGTGTCTCCCCACAACTGTTTGGCAAGGGTCAGTGCGATACCTCTGTCTGTGTGATGAAACCTCATATTGTTTAGATTTACTTTTTTGGTAACCCAACGACAATTGTGACTGCTGTATTCTCCGTGGGGATCTATTCTGTCCAACTCCAATGCTTCATCAAAATCATCTGCCATATCTTCCCAGAATGTTAAAAATGCCTGTTCTGCACCCACCACATCTCTGTTCCAGGAATCTTCAATTTTCACGTGTTCATAATTGTTATACTGCTCTTCTACTCGCTGTGTCATAGCATACCATCTACGCCATAGGGGTAAATTGTTTTTTCTTACTGATGTAAAATAACTGCTCATTGTTGCTCTCCTTTGTTAGGAATATATTTAACAGTTATTGGTGGAATACCAGTTAGAAGTGATTATTTGAGTGAATAAATGCTTATTTTTGGACTTGTTGCACACTAGAGTAATATAGATATATAATTTTATATTAAGAGTCACTCAGATTCAAATCAATCTCAAATTTTTTATCAACACAACTCAATTCAATCTCAAATTTTTTATCAACACAACTCAATTCAATCTCAAATTTTTTATATACAATCACATTCAATCTCAAATTTTTTATCTATCAAATCACAATTATACATTGAACAGTGTGGCATTGTTAAGTGGTAATGTTGAAGATGAACTGACGTTCATCTTGTAATATAAAAATGTCATTTTCAATGACATTTGTTTTTTATATTCCAATTGTTAACTTGAATCTGATTGATTGAATAGACGGAACCTATCCGCGGGTTCCATCTATTGTCTCTTGAATCGTGTTGAACGAATGAGACTGGAAGCAGGTGTTTGTGTGTATGATTGCAGGACTCTGTGCTTTTCCTTACCTGCCACGACTCTCCTTGCGGAGTCTATCACTGCGTTACCGTGTATTGTGATAGTGTTTGCAATCCACTTGTGTGTGTATGTTAGCATTCATACTCAGTAAATCCAAATCTATTACTTTCAGTTCTTCTTTACTGTTCTAGAGTGCATATTCATCATATGCTGTTGTCTCTACGGAATTGTGTGCTGGCCCGCGACCTTGTGTGCTAATTGAATATGCCTTTGAGTTTTTTGTAGGTGTTGCCTGAGTATTTTCTGCCTTGTTGCCTTGCTTTGGTGTCACAGTTTGTGTTGGTGACCCATGTGGTGAGTTTGTCTATCTGCGACACACTCAATTTGCCTAAATCAGTGGTTTTGTAATATTTCTGTGCAAGATGATAAAATCGTTCTTTAAATTTAAGTTTATTGTTTGCCATTTCAACAAGTATATAGCACCTTTCACAAAAAGTCAATGATTAAGTGGGTAGTTTGGAAAGTGCAGGTTTTTAGGATAGATTATCAATGGCATTAGATTTAACTAAAGGAAAACCTGCACTTGATACCAGAATGTATTAACATTAGGAGTATAAGATGACAGTCTTACTTCCTCTGGTATGCTAGTATTTATTTCTTTCTGTAATCTTTACGTTTAAAGTGGGCCGCTAACCAATTAAATGATGTGTTGTATATGCCATTGCGGGGATTTTTATAATTTAAACACACTGAACATTGATGTATCCAATTGTCAGACTGAAATGAATATGCCATTTTGGAATATACCTTGCGACGCTTGAGACACATCCTAGGACAGTCTTCACATTTTGTGGGTGTGTATTTTAATGTTTGATTGAGTTGTATTTGGTTGTTTTCTTTGGAATACTTGATGTCTACAAATTCTTCAATAATTTTTTTAAAGTTCATACCAATATTTAATTGGCAACTACATTTTGATAATGAGATATGATATGATGCCCAACATCTGAACGAACACACACCCCACTGCCCAATTGAACTTGGTGTTGATGGCTTTGATGTCTGACTCTATGTGCGATAAATGGTGACTGCACACTTGTTGCAGATCAGATAGCAGATAACTCCGTAAATGTATTGTTTAACATAGAGGGTTCCCCACAAAAAGTCAACAAAACAGCGGTTTCTAACAGGTTGACTCCAACACAATGAAATGCTATAATAAAACAATAACAAAAGGATATAACAATGGCTTATACAAACACACAACAAAACTACAAAGCAGAAGGTGCCAATCAGGACCGTATGCTGAGGAGACAGCGTAATGAATATGAATGATAGTAAATTTAACTCATATTACTTTAGAGAGTTATCAGTTAACTGGGTTGATAGATTAAGAAAAAGAAAAGGTTATACTAATCCTTTAGAAGGATGGTGGCCGATTGGTATGTATGATGATTGGATTATTAATGGTGGCAAATTGGTTGGTATTGCTTGGACAGATACTGGTAGTCATATAGAATATTTTGATTTAGAGGAGACAGCGTAATGGAAGATATGCTAACACTCTGTGTTTATATTTTGGTACATATGTCATTCAAATAACTCCGTAAATGTATTGTTTAATTCAAGTGTGTTCCACGCTGTTATTCTAGTGCTTGCAATGTCAACATAATTAGGATCAAGTTCGCAACCAATAAATGTGTGTCCTAGTTCTACAGCCGCCATACCTGTTGATCCACTGCCACAGAAAGGATCTAAAACCTTACCATTTTCTGGTGTAACCAAACGAACCAAATATTTCATTAATTCAACAGGTTTTACAGTGGGGTGATTGTTGCCCACATTAACTGTTTTATTATTCATTTTTAACCAAATGTCATATTCGTGTTTAACACCGTGTGCTTTAATTTCTTTACAGTGAGGTAACCAAACGCCGCCACCTTCAGTTAAATGACCACCCATTTGTTTAATCATTTCTCTAAAAGTTGGTATAATACCACCTTCTGATGTTGGAATGTTTGTTTGTTCAAACCCACAATGTCTTTCTGCTTTTGATATTTTAGGACAATAGAAATACTTTTGATAACCTTCAACCTCGCCCATCACATTGGAGGGGAATCTGCCTTGCTCATTTGGATTAAACTTGCTTGTAAGATTGTTTTGTTTATTTTCTTCGCCTGCATTGCCAAAATTATATTCACTGTATTCAACTTTTGTATTTGGATTTATAGCACCGTCTTCTAAAGGAATGCGTGTAGCATCTATATTCAATGCTCCTACACTGTGAGTTAACACATTGTCTAAGCAACTTCCCTTAAAGGGTTTGCGGGCCATTACAATTGGCTCGTGTGCTGGCTTAAGAGCTGTTTTCCAACCTGCCCATTGTTGTGCTTCTGGTGTTTGGGCTTTATAGATCATACCGCATTCTGTATCTTTCTTTCTTGGGATAGTCTTAGATTCTTTCTTTGCTCGTTTGTCTATTGCTTTACCAATGTCTTGTGCTTTAGGGAAGCCACTTGCGTACAACCACATCAATTGGTCTCTTATATCAAAGCCAACGCCTTCAATGTTTGTTGCTAAATGGTGATATGTTCTTGCGGCGCTGAATGCTAGTATATGTCCACCTGGCTTTAGTACACGGAAACATTCTTCCCAAGTCTCTACTGCGCCTGTATTGTTATCCCAATCTTTACCTAAGAATGCAATACCATATGGCGGATCTGTTACGATGCTGTCAAAGTGATTGTCTGGATATTGTTTTAAGGTGTCTCTATTATCACCTTGTATAATATTATAGTTCATACCAATATTTAATTGGCAACTACATTTTGATAATGAGATATGATATGATGCCCAACATCTGAACGAACACACACCCCACTGCCCAATTGAACTTGGTGTTGA